AAAATCTTAGTAAAAAAAATGTAAGAAGAGATGTTAAAAAAATTGTAAATGCAGTTACAACTCAAGACGCTAATGTTAATTTTTATCCTCAAAGTGGATCCGGAACAAAAGTAAAATTTAACACAGGTGGTGATCTTGTTAAAGTTACAACAGGAAAAGGTGGTTTAACATTAGATAATATAAGTTCTTCTGATCAAAATTTATCAAATGTAAATAAAAAACAGCTTAAAAGAAATATCAAAAACGCAATAAAACAAGGATTAGGTGTTTCAGTAGTAGATGGGGAAGTATCAACTTATCAACCTACAAGACCTAAAACAGAAAGAGAAAAAGAACTAGATAAAAGAAGAGCAGAATTAAAAGCTGAAAGAGAACAGCGTAGAAGAACAAATTTAGAAAATAGAAGTCAAAAAAAAGAGCAAAGGACTAAAACAAGAGAGCAAATATTAGCTGAAAGAAACCAAAAAATAGCTAAGCAAAAAGCTAAAAAAGAAGCTGAAAGACAACTAAGATTACAAAATAAAAAAGACGAAAAATCAGGAAACTAATGGCTATACTAGAAACAAAAAAAGGAACAGCGTTTTATAAAACAGGACCTTTATATCAACAGGCAGAAGCTGACAGACAGGCTAAAGAAAATTTACAAAGATCAACACCAACTATTGAAAGCCAAAATGTTACTGAAAAACGAGGAAAAGATGATCGTGGAACTTACACTGATTACATAACAGAAACAAATATAAAAAACACAGGTAAAGGTGAATCTACAAGCCTACCATCATACGAAGCATACGAAGCAAGTGGTGGTGACGTCGCAGAGGCTAAAAAATGGTGGGCTGAACGAGCAAAAAACAAACTAGAAACTAGCACAAGAAGAGTTTACGATAAAATTGAAAGTATAAAATTAGATCCTAGTCCACTTCAGCCTCTTACTACTGATTTCAACTCTTCTCTGGAAACACCTAAAATACAAATAATAAAACAAAAGAAAAATAAGCCAGAGTTATCTCTTAGTGGAGGGTCTTTTAAAAAAGCTAGAATTGGAAAACCAGACATATCGCTAAACACTAGATTATCAAATAAAAAAAGCGGTAAATGCCCTGCTGGAAGAAAATGTAAAGGAGCTGTTAATTAAGTAAAATAAAATTTAATAATGCCTAAAAAAAAATTTAAAGACACTAAAGTCGGTCAGTTTCTGCTAGGAAAATCTGGAGTACTAGATTCACTAGCAGAAGTATTACCAGATAAAGGATTATTAGGCGTTGTAAAGAATTTAATAGATAGAGATGAAACTCTACCTCCACCTGATAAAGAAATGGCTTTAAAACTATTAGAACAAGATATAGTTGAAGCTCAAGAAGTATCAAAACGCTGGGAAAGCGATATGAGTTCAGACTCTTGGCTTAGTAAAAATACTAGGCCAATGAGTTTAATATTTTTAACTATAATGACTATAGCCTTTATATGGGTTGATAGTCATGGATATATAGATTTTACTGTAGAAGAACAGTGGATAAATTTATTAAAAACATTAACAACAACCGTGTATGTAGCTTATTTTGGTTCGCGCGGTGCAGAAAAGTTTAAATCAATAAGTAATAAATAAAAATAATGGCAAGATTTACATTTGACACTGGGTTTATGGCTAAAGCTCAAACCTGTACACCTACTAATAACATAAATCCTCTTCCAGCTTGGGAGTTTATGAATCAATCAGGTACTTTAGGTACTTTTCTAGCTGGATCTGCTGTTTACGTAGGAGCAACTGGTAGAGTTAAAGTAATTCCAGCAGGTACTGTAGCACCATTTACTATAAGTAAATTTGATGCTTTAAACAATGGTGGTATTCAATACACAACTAATAATGGATTAGCTACTACAGGTGGTAGTGGAACAGGGCTTACCGTAGATATAACAGCGGCAGGCGCACCAACACAAAATATATTAACAATAGCTGTTAATAACGCAGGAAGCGGTTATCAAAACGGAGATATTATAGAAGTAGTAGAAAACGGTCAAGGTGGTATTGATCAAGCTCGTTATCGTTTAGAGTTTTCTGCAGGTGTACCAACTGCTGCTGACGCTGTAGAATTTATAGGTGCACAAGCTGGTAGTATATTACCAATATTAGTAGACTATGTTTTAGTTCCAAGTACAGGTGCTGCTACTGGTCTTATTGTAGGAAGGTAAATATTTGTTATATAGGTGACTATATAACTATATAATAACAATTAAATTAAATTAAATTATGGCAAAAAGCAAAAAACTAACTAAAAAAGAGTTAGAAGAAGTAAAGTCTATTAAGCAAGAATTAGATTCTACTATTAATAACATAGGTGTATTAGAAACTCAAAAACACGCTTTGTTACATAAAGTAGCAGAAGTTAATGAAAAATTAGCTAAAAGTAAAAAAGAGCTTGAAGATAAGTATGGTAGTATAAATATTGATTTAGTTACAGGTGAATATACTGCAATAGAAAAAGAAGAAGAGTAATGGATTCTGTTATAAGAAAAATCAGTATTGGATCTGATTATAAAAACGATGCCATGCATTATTCTATAGGTCAACAAGTTTATGGAGGTCATGAAATAGCATATATTTTATTTGATGAATCTGATAGTTCTTATAATATACATATAAAGAAAAACAACGAGGTATTGCCATGGAAGAAGTTTAACTCTAACATGGCTGTATCTGTTGAGTATGATTTAGAGTATTAATGAAGAGTCTATATGATTTTATCGTTGAACCAGTTGGCGATAAATACAGCAATACTGTTAATATAGGTGATAAAAAATTAGTTGTAAATACTAAAATAGAAAACTGGAAATTTGTTAATAGAGTTGCTAAGGTTATTGAAACACCAGCAGCTTTTTCTACGCCTATTAAGAAAGGTGCTTTAATAATCATACATCAAAATGTATTTAGAACATTTTATGATATGAGAGGTGAAAAGAAAAAAAGCAGATCTTATTTTAAAGATGATTATTATTTCTGCGCAGTTGACCAAATTTATTTATATAAAAATAAAAACAATTGGAAGACTATAAATAATAGATGCTTTGTAACACCTATAAAAAGCAAACAAGATCTAACGCTTGATAAAGAAGCAAACCTTATTGGTATATTAAAATATGGTAATAAGTCCTTAGAAGAGCTTAATATCAACCCAGGTGATCTTGTAGGATTTACTCCTAACAGTGAGTGGGAGTTTTTAGTCGATAATAAACGACTTTATTGTATGAAATCAAATGATATTGTAATTAAGTATGAATACCAAGGAGACGAAGAAGAATATAATCCAAGCTGGGCAGAAAGCAGTAGAAGAGTTGATCAAAGTAGCTAAAGAAGCTATTGTTGATTCAGATGATGACATATCAGCTGATAGACTTAAAAATGCTGCAGCTACAAAAAAGCTTGCTATATTCGATGCGTTTGAAATACTTAGTCGTATCGAAGAAGAAGAAAACTTATTAAACGAAAAACCAAAAGAAGTTAAAGAAGAAAGAACTTTTAAAGGTTTTGCAGAAGGTAGATCTAAGTAATGTACGAACAAAGTTTATATAAAGTTTTAAAAGACCATATTAAACCTAAAGTTCTTAAACGAATGAACAGGTATAACAAATGGGAATATGGATACAATAAAGAACACGATATTGTTGTAATAAGTAAAACAGGTAAAATAGGTGAAATATATGAAATACAAAATCTAAAAATAGCTTTACCTGTAGAAAATAAAATACATAAATTTGAAACAAATACTTGGGAGCACACTGAGTATCCAAAAGTATTAAAAAAAATAAAGTCTGTTTTTGATTGGGAACAATATCCTTTAGACTTCAAAGAAAAATGGTATGATTACATCGATAGTGAGTTCGTCCGAAGGGAAGAAGGCTTTTGGTTCTATAATAAGAATGTGGCTACTTACATTACTGGTACTCATTATATGTACTTGCAGTGGAGTAAAATCGACGTCGGCCAACCAGACTTTCGTGAATCAAACAGATTATTTTACATATTCTGGGAGGCTTGTAAGGCCGATCACAGATCCTATGGTATGTGCTACCTTAAGAACAGGCGTTCTGGGTTTTCATTTATGGCCTCGGGAGAATGTGTTAATATGGCAACCATATCAAGCGACTCTAGATTTGGGATATTATCAAAGTCTGGTCCTGACGCAAAGAAGATGTTTACAGACAAGGTGGTACCGATATCCGTTAATTACCCCTTCTTTTTCAAACCAATTCAGGACGGAATGGACCGTCCAAAGACAGAACTTGCGTACAGGGTACCCGCGACAAAGTACACGCGTAAGAAGCTTGAGACAAACCAACAATTACAAGAGATCGATGGGCTCGACACCACGATCGACTGGAAGAATACAGGCGACAACTCGTACGACGGTGAGAAGCTCAAACTCCTCGTCCACGATGAGAGCGGCAAGTGGGAACGTCCGACGAACATCCTCAACAACTGGAGGGTCACGAAAACCTGCTTACGATTAGGTAGTAGAATTATAGGTAAATGTATGATGGGTTCAACTAGCAACTCATTAGACAAAGGTGGTGATAACTTTAAAAAACTATATAATGACTCAGATGTTACACAACGAAACGCGAATGGACAAACTCGCTCTGGATTATATAGCTTGTTCATACCTATGGAATGGAATTACGAAGGATACATTGATTCTTATGGCTTACCTGTCTTCCAAACACCAGACAAACCTGTTGAAGGACCACAAGGTGAAATTATAGATTTAGGTGTAATAGAGTATTGGGATAACGAAGTCGCTGGATTAAAGCAAGATCAAGATGCTTTAAATGAATTTTATAGACAATTTCCACGTACTGAAAAGCACGCGTTTAGAGATGAATCAAAAGAATCTTTATTTAATCTTACTAAAATTTACGAGCAAATAGATTTTAACGAAGATATGCGTAATTCTATAAATGTAACGCAAGGAAGTTTTCAGTGGCAAAATGCAGAACAAGACACTAACGTTGTTTTTGTACCCAATAAAACTGGTAGATTTAAAGTGAGTTGGGTTCCGCCTTTACATATACAAAATAGGAGGTATAAAAAAAATAATACATATTATCCTGGTAATGAACATATGGGTGCTTTTGGATGTGATCCTTATGATATATCAGGAACTGTTGACAAAAGAGGTTCAAAAGGATCTTTGCATGGTTTAACAAAGTTTTCTATGGAAGATGCGCCACCAAACCATTTTTTCTTAGAGTATATAGCAAGACCGCAAACTGCTGAAATATTTTTTGAAGATGTACTTATGGCTTGTGTATTTTATGGCATGCCTATATTAATTGAAAACAATAAACCAAGACTTTTATATTATTTAAAAAAACGAGGTTATAGAGGATTTTCAATGAACAGACCTGATAGAAAATATAATAAACTATCGATAACAGAAAGAGAGTTAGGTGGTATACCAAACTCAAGTGAAGACATAAAACAAGCTCACGCTTCAGCAATAGAAACATATATAGAAACATTTGTAGGTTTAAAAGAAACTGGCTATGGTGATATGTATTTTCAAAAAACGCTAGAAGACTGGGCTAAATTTAATATTAATAATAGAACACGACATGATGCTTCTATTAGTTCTGGTTTAGCTTTAATGGCTTGTAACAAGCATAGGTATTCACCAGTAAATAAAATTAAACTAGAAGCTGTAGATCTTGGTATAAAAAGATATGACAACAGAGGAACTACATCAAAAATAATAAGTTAAATGAATATATATACTAACTCAAATAGCGCTTTTCCAAGTCAAGTAGTAAGTAATGCTGAAAAAAGCACTTTAGAATACGGTAGTCAAGTAGCAATGGCTATTGAATATGAGTGGTTTAGATCTGGTAGAACAAACGGTAATAGATATTTAACTAATTGGAATAATTTCCATGAATTACGTTTATACGCTAGAGGCGAGCAGTCTATACAAAAATATAAAGATGAGTTATCAATTAATGGTGATTTATCTTATCTTAATTTAGACTGGAAACCAGTACCTATTTTATCTAAGTTTGTAGATATTGTTGTAAATGGTATATCACAAAAAGCTTATGAAATAAAAGCTTATGCTCAAGATCCAGAGTCAATAAAAAAAAGAACTTCATATGCTTCTAAAATATATGAAGACATTGTTTCTAAAGAATATATAGAAAACATAAAGCAAGTTTTAGGTATTGATTTATATCAAACTTCTATTGCTGGTTTAATACCAGAAACCGAAGAAGAGCTAGAGCTTCATATGCAATTGAAATATAAGCAGTCAATAGAAATAGCTGAAGAAGAAGCTATATCTACAATAATGGCTAAAAACAAATACAATTTAACTAGACGTAGGTTAAATATGGATCTAGTTACTATTGGTATTGCTGCTTGTAAAACTAACTTTAATACAGCCAACGGTGTTACAGTTGATTACGTAGATCCAGCTTATATGGTTTATTCATATACTGAAGATCCTAATTTTGAAGACATATATTATGTTGGAGAAATAAAATCAATAACAATACCAGAGCTTAAAAAAGAATTTCCTAATATTCCACATGATGAGCTAGAGCGTATTCAAAAAATGCCTGGCAATAGACAGTATATTACAGGT